TGAATTTGTAATGATCCTGAATCAGTAAATCTTGTAACAAATCTCCTTTGAACTTTTTTTAATTTTAAAAGATAAGGGACATCTGAACTATCTTCAAAATTATTAGGGTCATTAGTATTAGTATTTTTAATAGGTTCATAAATCATATCCTGACCTAAGTAATCTACTTCATTCCAAGTATTACCATCAGAATCAGTAATATCTAATATACCTAAAATATTTTCTGCATTTATGTTTACAGTTGCAAATTCTACTGGATTTCCAAAAGTAAAAGTGGTAGTTACAATATTACCGGCAGATGCATTTCTAGTTTTAGTTATAAAATAATAATCAGGTGTTGGGCTTCCACCTGTAGTGCTAGCTATCCTTATTGAGGTAGGGTCAGTTGAAGATGAAAAATTAAAATCAACACTATCTCCTATAATAAAAGTTTGTAATGAAGTGTCCGGTGAAGATATTTTAGTATTATCAGGAATAGTAACAGCATACCTAAAATCTGGTATAGGACCATTTACACTTTGAGTTACAGGAACCTGTTGAGTTAATGTTATTGGAGCAATAGCAGCTGAACTAACTTTAGGTTTATAACCATACATGTAAGCCAACTCAAAAATGTTATTAGTTTCATTTGCATATTGAATGTAAGTTTCTTGGACTTGATTTTCAAGATAAAAAGAAAGAACATCACCTACATAAGATGATAACTCAATGAACATCATTCCTGGGGATGCTTCTGAAAAATCATTATAAGTATTAGGAAAATAAGTTTTAGTATAGTTAACTAATTGATTCCTTAAAGCGGGAAAATCCTTATTTAAATAAACTATATTTCTATCTACTTTAGTTGCCATTACTCAATTGTTATATCTACTGTATCACTTATGTTAGTTTGTAAAACTTCATAACTAATAGCTATGTTTATACTGTTTTCATCTGGAGTGCCAGTTAAAGAAACTTCTCTTATTCTTACTAATGGGAAATTGTTTTCAATTTCTTCAACTAATAAAGCTTCTATATCAGCTAAAGTTACATCAGTAGTTTGTTCAAATAAAAAATTTCTTAAACCTGATCCATACTGGGGATTTAAACATCTTTCTCCAGTTGATGTTGAAAAAAAATCAATTAACGAAGCTTTAATAGCATCTCTAGTATAAAAATTGGATAAAAAAACTGCAGGTCCAGAAAAGGGATAGTTAATCCCTACTGCTTTAGCAGGATTAAAATCTATAGCACTTATCCTTTTTATACTAAAAGCCATTATTTACTGTTCATTAAATTACTAATTTGACTTAAATCAACTTCACCTGCAGGTAAAGTACTTCCCTCACCAGCAGTGTTTACACCTGGAGGTACTTGGTACCCACCACTCATAGCTCCTATTTTAGCTACATCATTACTAGTAAAGTTAAGTGTTGTTTCATTAAGAGCATTAGCATATTTTTTTCTGCTATCTTCAGAAACTACTGTAGTTTTAGGGCTTGAACCTCCCTTTACTGCTTCTAAAAGAATTTCTTTTAATTCTTCTTGAATAGCTTCCTTAACAGAATCCTTAATTACTTTTTTTAATTCGTTTAACTTCATTGTTATTTTATTATAAATATTAATTAATCACCTCTTAAATTATTTACGGTAATATAAAATGCTAATTCATCTACCAATACTTGGTCACTTGCACTAAAAGAGGATTCTCCTCTTAAAGCTATATTACCACTTTTATCCTGACCTATAGCTCTTCTACGTTTAAGGTTTGTACTACCAAAAGAAGCACTATTATCTTGTTCTACTGAAAGAGAAAAACCATTAACTGAGGTTGTAAGTTCACCTTGACTATCTGTGTCCTGAGTTATTCTTAATAATTCAAGTTCAGCTTGTGAAGGTTCAATGGCATCTCCACCACATTGTTCAATAGCTAAATCTATTACTTGTAACATATCTAACGTTGTTCTTATTAAAACTTGTAATTGTATTAGATCATTACTTAATGTGGCTATTCTATTTCTAGCATTACCTAACTTATTTTGAGCTGTTATTCTAGCTTGGGTAACTGGTTCTTTTGAGAAACCAATTAATTGAATAGCTGTTAATGCAGCAATAGCAGCGGACACAACGCTAATAACTACTTTTGAACCAACCAAAACAACGTTAAGAGCTTTTACCGTATTATAGATTACTTTTAAAGCTAGGGTAAATTTATTTCTAGCGGCAATTAATTCATTTAACTTTTCTTCTGGTGGACATACTTTATTTAGGGTATTTACTTTATTTGTAGCAAATTGGTATAATTGATTCATTCCAAATTGAATTCCCTGACGTAAAATAGCTGGTAGTAATCTATTTTTTATGTCTTTTATTCTTGTATTAACTAAAGATTTTAAACCATCTCTACCTAATTCATTTAAATTAGCTCTTACTTTTTTAATATTTCTAGCTCTTTGAATAATACCATATTCTACACCAACATCTACTAATTGGGAATCTATACAATCAATTTGTAAAGTTTTTTTAAAAACTCCTGCTTTGTTATTTTCTTTTCTTATAATGTAAAAATCTTCTTTATTAGTAGGTGGAATTAAACCAGTTGGAGGGGTTACTACCACTTTTATATAATTTTGAAAATCTTCACTGACTTGTTCATCAGTGTAATTTGTTGGGGTATCATCAGCAAAAGTTGAAAAATCTACTAATGGTTGAGGAGGTGTTTCATCATCATCATTTTCTGTTAAAATACTAAATGGATAAGGTATTAATAAAGTAGCTTCTCCATTTAAATTAGTTCTAGCTTTAGGAAAATAAGGTATTATTAAATCTTTTCCATATCTTGCTTCTACAAGAGTAGATTCAGAATTTAAAATCTCTGCTGCAACACCTAAAGGTAAATTAGTAAATGAATCTGTATAATAATCTTTTATTGTTATGTAAAAAGGTGAAGGTATAAAGACTGTTAAACCTTGTACCCTTTGACCAGCTTTTAAAGAAATTAAATTTCTATCTTGAGCTAAAGCTTCATTAATTTGGTTTAACTTAAATTCTTGCTGAGCTACAGGATCAATATCTATTAACTTACCACTAGAATCAAAGTTACCATTAGCTGTTAGAACGGTAATTTTTTCATTAACACTTTGAGATTGTCTAACTTCATTTTTAGGAATTTCAACATCAAAACCAGGAACTATAGTAGATTTTATTTTTATTTTGTGAAATTTTATTTTTTTAATTTCATTTAAAATTTTTAATATCTTAACTTTATCTATGTTATTTTTAAGGTTAGTTTGCTCTGTTATAATAGAAAAGATTTGATTAAAAAATTTAGCTTTTTCTTCTTCAGTTTTATTAACTTCATTTTGTATTTCAGCTATTTGTTGTTTATTTAGATTTTTTATGTCACTAAATAAATCTTGTGTTTCAGATTTTAAAAATCTTGCAACATCTCTTACATCTACTTTTCCTAAAATTTTACCTGCTATTGTATCTTCTTTTATAATAGATTTACTTGTGAATGAGTTATATTGGTCCATAGCTTTTTGACCAACATTTTGAGCTTTTTGTTTAAAATCCTCAGTCTTGCTTTTAATTGTAGATAAACTACCTGAAGCTTTAGTTACAAATTTAGAAGAAACTTTTATCTCTTTATTATCACCTGATAAAGGATCTGTAATTTGTCCAACAACTATTCCTGAATTATTAGTTCCCATTATATTGTTTTTACAGTTTTAGAGTTTAAAGTAGATAAACCTTCTTTTTTTATTTTTCTACAAATTGATTGAAGTGCTAAAGCTTGATTTTCTAAATCACTACTAGATTTAACTACGTCCCTTCCTATTTTTACACCAGCGACTTCAGGTGCTTCAACTATTTCTCCTATTGTACCTCCTTCAGTTAAAGTTTTTGTAATAAAAGCATCAGAAAAATTTTCAACAGCTTCAATTAAATTTCCTAATAAAAGTATCAATTGATCACCTTTAACTACTGGAGAATTAGCTTTTTTATTGCCTAATAGAATTATAGATGAATCAACTATAGTAACTGAAGTAGAAAGATTTAAACTTCCGTTTGAGTTAATACTAACTGATTTATCAGCATCTAAAATTATACTATCTTTTTTAGCACTAAAAACAATTCTATCAGATGAAATAATTGCTTGAGGATTTTCAAAAGCATTTAAAGAAGTAGGGGCATTAGTAATATAATTGTCAGTATTAAAAGCTAAACTTCTTAAAGGTATAATTTGATTAGTTGTTAAATAAAAAGATGAAGGATCCAAATTAATATTTTCTACTGTATCAAAAAAATTGGCTCTAGGATTTTGGATATTTTCTGAAATCGTTTGTCCATTTCTTAATATTAAAATAGGATTTCCTGTTAATTTATTTGAACTATAAGTGTTAGGTAAACTATTATCATTTAAAAATTGGGTACTACCTAGTCTAATACTATTACCAGTTCTTCCTTGCATAATAATATCACCTGGGAATGATTTTAGGTTTTTAGTATTTCCAGTTTCAATAAAATTGCCACCACTTGAACCATTAGGATCTAATTCATTACTTAAACCCTCAATTTCTTCCCTATTTCTATTTAATTGATTTTGTATTGTATTAGGTAATGCATTAAACTCAGGATTGTTCCAAATATTAGTGACACTTAAATAATAATAACTTTTACTTTCAGGTCTTGATTGGGCATCATCATCTGGTGCTTCTAGTATCACTACTATTTCATTTATTAGTGGGTAGGTTTTTAAAAAAGGATTTAATGGTTTAGCTAAATTAGAACTATTAATAGATGTTTCTACAAAATCAAATGAAATTGAGCCAATATTAGAATAAGACCCATCTATATAAAGAGGTGAATTTTCATCTAGGCAAATATCAGTTACCCTTCCATAATGGATTGGTATAGTAGGTACTACCTCAGAATATTGCTTAGGAGGATTTAAATCGGTTTCAAATTTCCCCCAAGAAAATTTTTTAACCATTATTCTTCCTCTTTATCTTTTTTATCTTGTTCTTTAAGATTATTACCTATTTCTTCTAATTCATTCATTAATTGTTCTTTTTCAGCTTCAGATATCCCTAAACTATCATCTGAATTTCCGGTCGCAGAAGCCAATCTTTGAACAATAGTAGCCATTTTAATTAACTGTTCATCATTTCTGACACCTATTTCTAAGTAGTCTTTTATTAATGGTACAATTAAAGTAGCATCACCAATGTCAGCTATTAACGGTTTTAATTCACCAATTAAAGTAGAAATTTGTCTTTCTTTCTTTTTTTGGTTATCATAAATTTCGGAAAGTAAATCGGAAAATTTTTTATCCTTAAAGATTTCCTTATCTAATACACTCATTTTTATAGTATTTATCTACTTATAAATATGATTTTTTAGAATTTCTGGAAATTAGCGTAACCATTTTCTCTAAAAAATAAATAATGGTGGTTAAATACCTTATAAATTTGCTTAGCTATTTTGGTTATCTTAGGGGTTTTAACATCATACATTTCCCTAATGTATATGTAAAGTGCCTTTTTATTAAAAACTTCTAATGTTTCTCTTTTTCGAAGTAATTCTAAAATAGCATCTGCTGTTTTAGCATCATTTTCTTTAGGAAAATAATTATATAAATTTTCATCAAAATGAGTGGTGAATAAACCTATATATCTATCTAATTGGGTTTTATTTTCATTATCATCTAAACTATAAATCCAATCTGTTTTACCCTCTAGATCAGATACAGGTACTTTTTCTATTTTCTTTTTATAATTTTTAGTATTTTGGATAATCAAATATCTTTTTACAATAGTTCCAAAATAAGAAAATGCTTTAGCACCTCTACTTTTATCAAATAAATGAATTTTTTCTAGTAAAAAACATATTATTTCATGTTGTAAATGTTCTAATTTATCTACCTCAGTATGATAAAATTTAAAGGTGTGGATAATATTTTCCGTTAGCTTAAAAAAAGCATAATGGATTTTATCTCTATAAATTTTAGATTTTTCTTCTGGATCTTCAGTATTGTTATATAGAACAATAGCGTCCTCAGTTTCTTGGGTAAAGTATTGTCTTTTTTTGGCTTTTCTAGGCATCGATTTTAAAGTTACGGATTTGGTCTTGTAATTTATTTATTTCTTTAAAAAACCATCCGATCTCATCATCACTACTAAACATACCCTTCTGATCGATTTCCTGTAACCTTTTATCTGTCCTGTTAATTTGATCTTGAAATTTTACAAAATAATCTCTGTACGAAACTAAAATATCTTCAGCTCGTTCATTTTTCTTTAATAAATTCCAAGTGGTGTAACCAAGGATAACTGTTAAAGCTCCTAATACACCCAAAATAATATTATAAGTAATAGCTATTTCACTCATAAATTTTTTATTGAATCACTTAAACCTTCACTTTTTATAGATCCAAGTGCTTTACTTTTAGTAGGAGATTTTTTCTCCTTATTTTCTACTATTGTTTCACCTCTTAATTTAGGCAACCATTCTTTTTCAAATTCAATTCTTGAAGCTAAAAGGTCAGCCTGGTGTAATATATAAATTAATGAAGTTCGGGGTTTAGTCTCTGCCATATAATTTTTTAAATATGGCTCGTTAGCTGGGTCATACAAACCATCATGTAATCTTATTGCTAACATTTCATTTTTAGTGTATGATATTCCCGCTTCTTGTAATAAAAATAAACTACGTTCTGGGACAGTCATGTAGTCTAATTTATTATTATAAACCCATTCTTCACCTAATTTATCTCTTCTCCATTGGTCAGTTTGTGGTAAATAGGCTTGGTTTAATCTGTCACCCATTTTACCCAAATCATGATTTAAAGCAGAAAAAACTAACTCTTCAACAGTGTACGTTGTATCATCAACTCCCATTTCAATCCAAATCTCATTTAACTTTAAAGCTGCCTCCACAACTCGGTTAGTATGGTCAACATGGCCACCTGGGAAAGCATTATGGTAGGCCTTTTTATGGGAGGCAGGCATTAAAGCGATACGTTTTTCAAATTCTTTGTAAAATGAAAGTAGCTGTTGTTTTCTAGGTGGTTTGACATACTGGTCAATATAACCTAAAAATGTTTCCCAATTACTTTTTATTTTCTCTGCGTTAATGGACATATTAATTATTTAATTCTGTTCCAATGATTTCTTCTCTTTCAATTTGTGTTTTGATATTATCAACTATCTCCTCACATTTTTCAAGAGTATTCATAAATGTTTCTAAAGATTCTCCTCTATTAGCAGAATACTTTAAATTGTTAAATTGACCTTCTAACTGGTCAAGCATATTAAGTACTAATCTTCTATTTCTCATATGATTAAATTTAAATAAAATATTTTAGTTTTCCAACCATGTCGTACGAATCGAACCTCATATTCCCCAAATTTCATTCGTACCTATCGTACGACAATATAACATGTAAAAATTAAAAAAGCACGTAATTATAGGGAAATTTTTTCTTCTTTTAAGAAAACTATAAATTTGTGAATAATAGCGCATTTTTCATATTCTTCTTCCTCTTCAAAGAACATTAAAGCATCATATAGTTCTGATTGTATTTCTCTTCCACATACGGCTAATGCTATTTCATCTTCTTTTTGATTCAAATCTAAATCTTTAATGTAATAAAAAGCCCTATTGTAAACTACTAAATCTCCACTTTCCCTAAATTCTTGTTCATCAAAATCAGGGTTATTATGGGAAAAGTATTGTATGGTTTTTTCGAGAAAAACGTTGTGATTTCTTATCAACTTGGCAAATGTCCTAAGTCTATGTTGGGGTTTATCATCCCATAAATCTCTAACAGCTTTATCAGCAGATTGTTTATTGTGTTCTTCAAATTGACCAAATATTCTGCTAATATCCACGTTCTATTATAATTTTTCTATTTTTTAAATGTTGCATTTCAATTGAAGATTTACTTTGACCTTCATATTTAACACCATAACCCTTTTCAATCATTAACTCAGTTAAAAGAATTTCTCTATCACCATCAATATCATAAACTAAAACATCAGCTAAAACCCTTCCAAATTTTCCTTTTTTATCTTTAAAAGTTTTAATAGTAATTCTTTCTCCTACGTGACAAAATGAATTTACAAATTTTTTAGAAATTAAACCATATTTTTTTTCTTCTTTATCTCTAGTTCTACTTTCAGGTGTGTCAATTCCTTTAAATCTAAGTCTTTGTTTATATAACCAAACCCCAAACCCTAAATCAATATCAACATCAATTGTATCACCATCTATAACCTTTCTAACTATAGCAGAATAAGTAAACATTTTGTTGATAAATATAAAATAGGGTTATTCTAATAGGTTGGGGCTTTAACCCTCTTGGCTTTTCTCTCCCTAATGAATAACCCCTACCTGTGTAAAACCAGGATATTTTAGAATTCCTTAAGTCTTTTTTCTAACTCAGCTATTTTAGCTTTTGATGCAGCATATGATGCTATTACATCTATAGATTTAGAATTATCTGGGTGAAACCTCCATAACTCTTCTTTATATTGGGTTTCCATAATTAATTCATTGATTAATTCCTGTTCCTCTTTAGATTTCATATATTGTTCAAAACTTTCCATATTAATAAGGTTTAATTATTATTTCTTCAGGGTCATAAGAAAGCCAGGTTGTAATAATATACTTATCTCCTGATAAAGGAACTTCCCCTTTATGGACATAAGGCCAACTAGCAGGCCAAATCACTACAGTACCAGCTTTTGGTTGTACACTGAAAAAATCTTGTTCTCCTGGGTTTTTAAAATTAAATATTGTTCTACCACCTTCAGAAATGGTATTGAGATAAATCATAAAAACAAACATTCTTCTAGAGGTTCTCCAATTTTCGGTTTCAACATGCCATGCATTATAATGACCTAACCCCTTATCATATTTTTGCATTTGGAGTGATTCATAATAAGTTTTACCGTTTACAACATTATTATGATCATAATTTTCAATGTAGGGAAATTTAGATAAATACTCATTAGTTAAGGTACTATTCCATCTAGTTAAAATAATGTCTCTCCATTTATAATTCCTAGAATCATCGGACATTAAATCATAATCATAAGTTCTTTTAACATTATAATTTAAACCAGCTCCAGATTCACCTTTATAACCTGCATTTTCTGATTTAGCAGATTCAAATCTATCAATCATTAGATTACACTCTTCAACAGAGAAAATATTTTCAAACACACCTATAGTATCACTTAATAACATTACTTTAAATAATTATAATAACACAAACCTTTATCTATAAATATAAAATTAGGATATTCATTGTAAAAATTTTCAACTATAATACCATCCCCGTTATAAGCAAAAACATTATATCTATGATTACCTATATAATCCAAATTAAATAAAACCTGAGCTGTATCTACATGGTAAAGTTTCATTTGTTCAGGTTTGGCATGTAAATAGGTACCTCCATCTCCAAATCTTACCTCCTCATCTTTCCCTACTTGAGTTAAAGCAATCGCAGGAGTATCTTCATCTTTAAAATCTAATTTATTTAAGTACTCATCCTGTAGTAAAGGTGCTTCAAAAATAGTCCAAAAATGAGGGTGCATTATATTATCATCATCAATGCTATAAAAATAACCCTTAGCATTCTCATTCATTAGTTTATCTAAAACTAAATTTCTATGTTGATGACCCACAGTTCCTGGTTTGTCATTTAGCAAAACAATAGGGGGTTCCATTTTATATCTATTTCCTACCTTCAAATCATCTAAATTACCAAGAACTTGATTTATATCAAATATAGATAGACAATTAGTATCCAACACTATATACCATTTAAATTTTACAGACCATAAAGCCAAATCTGAATTATGGCTTATAGATTCAGCTATGGATTTTAAGTTGAAAATTCTAGTACATGGTGTAACTATATGTACAGTTCTTGGTTTTCTATTAGATATTTCATCCCTATCATAAGGATCCATATTATGGTTGTATTCTAAATTAATATCTATCTTCATTTACCTTTTGTATTGCAGCAACTGCTTGTGAAACACTTATACTAAAACCTTCTCGGTTATCTCTAATTCTAAATTCATCTAGGTATTCATGAACTTTTTGTTCCAAATCCCTTCCATCAGCACACTCTAAAAACCAAGCTAAATCCCACTCTTCTATAATTCCAGTAGCGGAATTAATCTCTCTAAGTCTTTTTTCTGGTTGGAAAGTAGTCCAACCTATTTTTACCATATTAGGATTAGAGGGTTTACTTAACACATAAACAAACTCGTCCCATTCACTGGTATATTCCTCCATTCTTTCAGAGATGCCCTTAAGTCTAAATTCATAGTTAGAATTTAGCTCATCTTTGACCTCTTGAGTATGGTTACCTTTAAGTAGTTTATTTTGTAATTCAAGAATATTTGTTAATTCTTTTCTTAATTCTGAAATTATTGACATATACATATAACCTTTTTATACTTGAATATACGAAAAAAATTTTGCTAATCCAAATCTTCTTCGTCAAGTTTTGGAAGATCATCTAATATATCAATTATGAACCTTCTTATTATTAAACCTATTAAAGCAACAGTAATTAAAACAAATACAAAATTAATCATTTTTAATTAACGACTTAATAGTCTCTATTTGTTCATTTGCTTCACAAAGTTCATGTAATGCCTCTCTAGCATTCTTATAAAAATCCTCAGTTGAGTGATCTCCAATTCCTACAGAATGGTTAGACATTAAATCTAAAGTTAATAAGGCTTTTTCCTTATTTGCTTCAGCTTCCTTTAACAAAAATTTGTAAATATTTACTTTCATAATTTTAAATTTATAAAAAAACAGACCAGATCTTTAAACCACTATAGGTTTTAATTAATCTTCTTTCCTTAATCGGTTTTTCCTCCGGTAGTCTTGATTTATCCCAATATTTAGGATTTTTACTATTTAGTTTTCTTTTCTTTGGCATATTAATTCCTCCCTCTTGAAGATCCACCTGCACTTCCCGCGCTAACTGTTCCACCTCCTGACGAAAAACCTCCACTTGATGAAAACGATGAACGTGAAAAGCTATTTGAGTTATTAAAAGAATTACTCGAGGATCTCGAATTATTTCTGTTATTAGGAGTATATGTAGGAGCAATATTTCTTTGATAAAAATTAGGTCTTGAATCTAATCTTGAATCAAAAGAATATTCACCTCTTCTCCCATCTGAACCTCTAGGATTTACCTTTTCTATAACACCTCTAATCCCTCTAGGGTTTTGTATATTAGGTATTTCATCCCCATTATTTCTTCCTCTTCTCCAATTTCTATCCTCGGTATATC